TAGATTTAAAAGCTCAATAAAACTAAAAGGCGATTTATCCCCTTGCCAATTTTTAGTTTGAACTTCTTCACCCATACTTTTTAATGCATATCTCGAATTAAAGATTGCATGTTTAAGTGATATACCCCTAGCTTGCACTTCGTATCTTCCTAAAAATTGGGCATACTTGCTCTAATGGGGGTCTAACCCCATAAAACTTTTCGTAGGTATTCATAAATAAAGACCGGGGATAATGGTCTAAAGCTACAGTACCTATATGCTCCATATAATCAGGCATTAGATCTGCTAATTTTTTGTGAAGTTGATATACCTCTTTATTTTTCATCATATCTTTAATAACAAAAATAGCAAATCCACCTTTAATTAGTTTTTTACAAGATAGATCCTGAATAGCTTTCATCTTATCCCAATATTGTTGGTTAGATTTCATTAAGCCCGAATTGCCTTTCTTTTTATATTCCAGTTTATTATCAGCACCTATACCTTTGGTATGGTCCCCTCCATCAGGATAAGGGTTTGAAAAATTAACTAAAGCACAACTCTCATCTTGAACAACTTTTAATTTTTGTTCTGCATCTCCCTGCATAATCATGTACAAATTGCTGTCATTTTCTGCAAAAGGTTTTAATGTAGGAGCTAATACTTCATCAAAGAATTCATATTCTATTCCTATAAAATTCCTATTTTGTGCAAAAGCTTCTACGGCAGTAGTACCTGAGCCAGCAAAAGGATCCAGAATAGTATCACCTTCTTCGGTATATTCTTGTATTGCCCATCTTATAGCATGTAAAGGAGTTTTAGCAATATGTTTACTATTAACTTTGGGGTAATATTTATTTCTAACATTTTTATTAAGTCTTTCCCCGTTTTCTCCTTCTAATACCCCTAACCATACTTCTGGGGCACAATAATTTTCTTTGCTGTAAAAATTATCAGGATATTTTCCTTTTGCTAATATAGGCTTAGGGCCTAATGTTTCTTTATCAATTATCATGAGGTACTCCTTTTTCTTTATCGATTAAATAATTTTCTAATAGCTTTGCATAACCTATAACATCATGTATGTTGTCAACATAATCCGGATCACCACATGCCATTCTAGAAATTTTACTGAATATCATTTGAACAATCATCTTATGCAAATCACTCCATTCTTTAAATGAAGGACCATTGTGTCTTACCACATCCATTAATGATTGTGATACTAGAGCATTATCTGTAGCTCTACCATATCTACCTTTTCGTGATTTTAACGTTTCTTCTATTGCCATTTTATTCTCCAAAATCCATTTCTATTTGTTTTGAATCTGATACTAGATCCTCTAAATCAGCTGCTTTCCAACCTTCAGGTTTTACTAAATCGATTTTAAAATTATTACGTTTAGCATTTTGTCCAATTTCTTTTTTACTATTGGCTTCCATAACCCTTAAATATGCTTCTTTAAAAACATCTAACATCCCTTGCCTTTCAGCAGTACCTAATGCAAAAACAACCACATCAATTAAAGCATCTAATTCATCATGTTTTGTTTCGGCATTCATATACTCATTAACTTCTTCAATCATAGCTAATGTTCTGAAATCTTTTTCTTCTTGAGTAAAAGGTATCCTTTCGTGGTTGATACCAAACTGAAGATGTAAATCTCTAACTTGTTTGAACATGTTACATCCTTGCATAATTTTTCTCCATATTAAAATTGCATTGTATCTTATTTTACATATTATAAAATATATTTTTTAAATCTCAGAATAACCAATATCTTCTAAAATCTGTTTTGATTCATTTATATAGCGATCGTAATCAATATCATTAGGAAATTCTTCTAATTCCATAATGGGTCTAGAGTTATCAGACTTAGGTACTTTATTACCATTTTTCTTATAGCTAATTTGTTGACCTTTATTTGAATATATCCATCTCACGACTCTTCCTAAATAATCATCACCCCAAACTGCTCCACCTGTAACGGATCTAACAGTTAGGAATTCCTTAATATCTTTACAGGATTTAATAGTTTCATCTATGGGTTTATTCTTAGTCAGATAATCCATTGCTGCATTTACACATATTGTAGCAGTAGGATTTTTGCTAATTTGATTTATAGTGAAAATACCTTTACCTTTAACTCCTTTTTCAGTAACAGCTAAATAATTATTAACATCTCGGGAATATAAAGCTTGATATCTTGTTTCTTCTAATTCAAATCCTGTATCTATTTCCCAACAAAAACACATATCATCGAAATCTTCATACTTATCTTTGTCTAAAATAGATACAAATCCATCCGTATTTGCGGAAATAACATTTATCCCTTTTTGTTCTAATTTTTCAATTAGCATTAATAAAGCTAATTGGCCTGTTAATGTTACGGCCATCATTAAATCAGGGGAATATAAAACTGAATATTTGGATCCTAATTTACCAAAAGACCCATTTATTACAACTTTTAATGAATCATTTATTAACTTATTACCGGACTTTTTTGCTTCAATTCTCCTATCCACAATCCCTTTATAAACTTCTAAAAATTTATTACCCAAATGCCGGGGGTATAATCCTAAATTAAGTATTATAGCAGGGTAATAAGATACTACATCTCTTTCACACAATATTGTTCCCGGTTTAGGTATAATCGTTTGCTTTTTTTCAGTAGAATGAATTCCACCTATACCTAATTGATAAGTTGATTTACCAAGATTAATCTTCATAGATTTTAATTCTTTAGGTAGTTGTATTGACCCCTTACCATCTAATTCAAATCTATGATTACGAATAAATTCTAAAGCTTCATTTAATTCTTTACTATCAAACTTAATATAGCTAGGGATTTCATATTTGAATGTAGTGGAACTTTCTATTCGGGGTCTATTAATTCTTTTGTTTAACATTTTTTTACTAAGCACGGACTTAATAACAGCTTCTGCTATTTGTGCATCAGATTTAGATCTTAAATCTAGACCATATTGATTAGACATTTCATATCGAAGTTTAATCCTATCTTCAATCTTTTTATATAAGTCTATAGTTGTATCTAAATCATTTATACAATAGGTTAGAGTATCTTCCATCTCTTTTTCTGTTAGCATTGTACCTGGCTCTATAGGTAAATCTTGAAGCCTTTTAGAATGTAATCTTCCACCATATAATTTGAGGCTGACTCTTACACCTGGTGCTGGTTCAGATATATCAAAATGAGACATATTTTTAGGTAGGAATAAATTAAAATCTTTTAACGATTTCCATCCTGGTATATTCTCATTAATTATTCTATCTGACAATTTATGAATATCTTTACAAGGCCTACCAGTTAAAGCAAATAGTATGATAGGGATGTCATATTTGTTGCTATTGAATCCAAAAGTTGTTTTCTTAATGATAATACTATAAAGCTTATTTATTTGCTCTTTAGTTAATCCTTGGTCTTCACCTTTAGATTCTATGGTTACAACATTTTGATTTTCAATATTTTTAAATGCTGCTAAGAAATAATTGGGATATACTTCACAATCAAGAACGATAAAAGCCCCCGAAGGGGCTTCGTAGTTAATCATAGATCGTCTAAATCAGAGAAGTCATCAGAGACATCGATTTGTCCCATACCCCATGATTCTCCATCTTTAACAAATTGAACTCCATATAAATTTGCATTTACACGTTTTCCATATTTATTATTTTGGATCCAAAGATCGATAATAGCATTTACATAACAGCCTGGGTAAATTCTTTCATCTTCTTCGACTAAAGGTGTTTTATCTCTATCGATTACCGTTGGTCTTTTAGAACTTGCAGCTTTTAAAGACCAATGGTCGGCGTACCCATCATATTGAGAATCATCGCCATCTTTTAAGCAACGCTTATCCGATGGGATACTAACTTTAGCTTCAGCAACAGCTTTATCGATTGCTTCATCGAGCATTGCTTTAGTCTTTTTGTCTTTTTTATCAATTAGAAAGGTTCCTTCAAATTTACCTTCGTTTCCATCAAATTCTGCTTTGCGGAAGATAGAAGGGAAAGATAGACGAACATTTTTTAACATCATTTTACTCATTTTAACTCCTTAAATGGTTATATTAAATTGGTTTGGCTGACTCATCAGACCCAGGTTACCAATCCTGGATGAAGAGCCCTCGTACTTGTGGAGGCTGAGGGCTCTTTTCGTCTTACTAATAAGACCTGCTTTTCGGAACCAGGTGCAAGTCAAACCTGGATGAAAACTTTTTATGGTGAAGTATATCATATAATTGACAAATAATAAATTATATTTCATCAAATATCTCTTCTACACTTTGTATATCTAAAGCTTGTCTTTTATCACTTAAAGGCGCTAATACAGTTTTACCTTGTGGTTTATCGGTTAGATCCTTAGTGAAATCTTTACCTAATCTTTTCTCTGCTTCAGTTATACCTATCATACGTTTAAGATAAGCATCTTCTCCTAATTTGTCTATTAATGCTTTTTCTGCAGAGGAATTCCATTTCCTTATTGCTCTTCCCTCTACTAGTTTGTAACCTGGGAATTCTTTACCTGTACCTAATTGATTAAATATGGAAGCTTCTACTGCATTTAAAAATGATACGAAAAGGCCTTTATTGTCCAGTATGGACTTCTTTTCATCTTCACTTAATGTTTCCACATCGATGCTCTCTAAGTCATCAAATTCGGCAGTTATGGTAGCAGTAGTAAAATCTAATAATGCTTTACAATCACCTTTGGCTTTACACCATTGGCATTGTTTTTTACCTGGTATTCTTTGAGCATCAGGGCTTAATGCTAATTGAGCTCTTTCCGTTACATACTTACCAAATAATAATAAATCCTCTTTTGATATATCCCATTCAGAAAAATGGAATAAACGAGGTTGAACAATATGTAATCTAAAGGTTTTTATATCATGTAGGAATGCTAAATCATTTTCCATACCTGTTGCATACAATTGTGCTTGAGTATTTTCAAATGCATCTACTCTTATACCCTTACCATATTTCAAATCAAATATATGACAAATGCCTTTATCAGAATCTACAACTGCTGCGTCTAATGTACCAAACCCATCAGGTACTAAATGAGCAAAGCTTACTCGCTCTTCAGTATATAGAGTGGTAAATCTATTTTCGAAGCTTCTAACATAATCTACGTACTCCTGAACATACTCTACCATCTCTTTTTCTACTGTTCTTTTATAAACAATTTTGCCTAAATACCAATCAGCATCTCTGTTCTTCTTTAAACATAAATCGGCTAATTCATGAGCCATAGAACCTTCAATAGCAAATTCGGATCCTTCTCCATCAGAAGGATATATTGATTCTGCATGAACTGAGCCGGGGCAATTAAGCCACCGACTCGATCCACTTGCAGAGAGTTTAGCATGTGCAATCATAGTTTCCCCAGTTGTTTATGTAGAGTCTTAAGACCCTCAGAATCAAGATCGGCTATTGAATCTGCCTTCAATTTAGTTACCATATCCTTGATAGTTTTACGATCAATTCCCGATCTCATTTTTTCTTTTGCTAATTCTTTAACATGAGATGCTGTAATAACTGTATGATTACTTTCATCAAAAGGATCCTCAGGATCAGGTTTAGGTACAGAAACAGTTATAGAATTACCTTCCCGTTTTACTTCCATAACCTCTGTTAATCGGATCATTGCATCGGTTAAATCTTTAATCTGTTTTTCAATATTCATTTTATTCTCCTTATAGTAGATTGTTTTCTTATCTCTCTTTCAGCTTTCCTTCTCATTTGTCTAGAAGAAAGGTGGTCTCTGCGTTTTGCACCTCTTCTTCTTTGAGTAATTGCTTGTGTTTTTTTCATTATGATACCTCCTTAATATTAGTAGGACGTTTAAAAAAGCCGAATTTCGGATCATCACTTGGTTGAACTTTAGCAATAAATGAAACTCTATCGCCTTTTTTGACAAATGTTTTTCTTTCGAATTCATCCTCTGTTCCCTCGTTGATTATTTCGGGCTTACCAGTTACAGAATCAATGTATGGAACTTTTACATTTGTTCCATTAATTTTAAATCCACGATCATCGATTAAAAACATTTTGTGCTGAATGCCCCATTGGGTTTCTTTAGAATAAGTTCCTTCAACGGTACCTTTGAATCTAATTCGATCATTAGTTACAGGAATTGGTTCTGCTCTGTCGTATTCTTCTTGTCTAAGACGTAATACTTCAGCATATTCTGCTTCACGTTTAGCTTTTTCTTCAGCTTTAACTTTAGCTTCAGCTTCACGTTTTGCAATTTCTTCATCAGAAAGAACTGGGGGTATATATCTGTAATTCTTTTCAGCTTCACCCCATTTCGCCAATTCGAAAGGCTTACTAATCTCAAGCTTACCATTCTCGCCAACGTATTCCTTAGCCTTGGCTACCGCTTTATCATAATCCCTAGCAAGAGTTTTGATATATCTATCTTCCTCTTTCAGGCCATAATTAGTCTTAAACACACTATGCTCACGAAGAGTAAACATACCGTTGCCAAAACCACTTGATATATAATAACAATTTTTCATTTTATTCTCCTTATATCTTTTTATTGGGCCCCGAAGGGCCCGGTTAATTTAAAAGTTGTAATCGTAGAAATAATGAGGCTTATCGGATAATCTATAACGGGCAGTTTGGTGCCAGTAAATATCCTCACCGTAGTTCATTCTAGTCTTACGTTTCCTGACTCTAAATACATGACCCTCGGGGTTAGATTTAATTAACCATTTCTGGTCACGGTTATTAGTACAATGAGCTGAGAATCCTCCCGGAACAAATTCCGCCTTATAACTAGGATCCTTTTCAACAGTCATAGATCTAATTTCTAGAGTTTTGTCGGATATAACCTTAATAACCTCGTAAGGGGTAGTATCAGAATATCCTTGCATATTACAGTATTTTTTCATTTTATTTCCTTATATAGTTTTTATTGTTTATCAAACCTATTTCTCGATTTGATGGGACCATTATATCATGTTTTTAATGGTATGTAAAATATATTTGATAAAAAATAATATTTAATTATTATATGATAAAACTATGATACTATACCACTTTCAATCAAAACTCAAGGAGTCAGCTAATGCAAGATCAGATTTTACCCTTATTAGATATACAAAAGGGTCTAAAAGATAAGCGTTTGTATGCAGTAAGTGAGTCTACGGGTATATCTTACCCCACACTTAAAAAGCTTGCAGACGGTATTGAGAGTAACTATACTCGATCTACTCTTCAGGCTGTGAGCATTTATATAAATGATTCACAGTTAGAAGCACCACTTATGTTTGAATAATGATTAATAATTCAACTATAAGACAATACCTGTCGTCAGGTAAACAACTAACTGTCTTAGCAGGTAAAAGGCCAATAGTCGAAAACTGGACTAAAAAGCGAGTAGATGAGGACCGAATACTTAGCCATAAAGGTAACTTAGGATGGGTAATTGGAGATGATGATCTGGTAATAGATGTAGATCCTAGAAATAATGGTGAAGATAGTTTTAATAAATTATTAAAAGATTTAGATCTAAAATTAGAACCTACTGTACTTACACCCAGTGGTGGTTTCCATATATATTTATATATACCTAAAAAATATCAAAATCGGTCATATAAAAAGAACATTAAAAAATATCCTGGTATTGATTTCCTAACTAGGGGAACACAATGTGTTATAGCAGGGGGATCTACTGAGGCTGGTACTTATCAATGGGCTGAAGATATCTTTGGGGAATTTAATCAAGCAAAAGCTCCTATTCCTATTATCGATTTATTATCTCAGGCAAAAGAGAAAAAACCTAATGGTCATTTAGGTGATTTTGAGGGATTACTTGGTAATGATTCTATGCCAAAGGATAAGGTATTAGAAATATTAAGCAAATTGGATCCATCTGTAGGTAACCATGAATGGGTAAGGATTGGTATGGCTCTACATCATTGGCATCCTACTAAAGGATTAGAACTTTGGGAACAATGGTCGAAAAAGGGAACAAATTATGTTGAGGGTGATACCGCAGCCAGATGGAAAAGCTTTAAGCCAGGTGGAGGAGTTACTTTAGGAACTATAATGTTCATGGCTAAGGAAGCTGATTATGATGCTGAATTGAACGAAGTTAATGATATTCTTAATAAGATTAAAGTAGCAGATGAGAAGATGTTAGAGTTTGATTTGGTACCTTCTATCCGTAAAACCGAGCTTAATAGATTAAACCGTGAGAAATTAGTTAAAGCTTTACAAGGAAGATTTAAGGAGCTAAGTGGTGTTAGTATGCCGATTGGTAATATAAGAACCTTAATATCTATTGAATCAGCAGGCCAAGGCGAATTGGTCGATGAGAATGAAGCACCTCGATGGTGTAGTGATTGGGTATATGTTAATAGTCACAACGGATTTATTAATTTAAAAACTTTAAAGCTTCATAAATCGGAATCATTTAATGTTGAGAACGGTAAGCATGTTCCTATTTCTGATGGTGGTACTAAGCCATCAGCAACAAAATGGATCTCCGATCGTGGATTTGTTAGGAAAGTAGACTCTATAGGGTATTTACCTGGTATTGAAGAAACCGTAACGGATATCGAAGGCTCTACAATCCTCAACGTATTTAATCCTAAAACATTACCACAAGAAGCTAAGGATTATACCGAGGAAGGCATCAGTGCTATAAATCTTATTAGGAATCATATTAAATTTATCTGTACTACTGATGAAGATACGGAAATACTACTATCCTGGTTAGCATTCCAAGTGCAATATCCAGGCAAAAGGATCCTATGGGCACCAGTAATACAATCAATCCAAGGTGTTGGTAAAACATTCTTTGGTGAATTACTTAGAGCTTGCTTAGGTGATAGAAATATAGGTACCGTATCACCTACTCAGGTCACGTCAGACTTTAATGCTTGGGCGACCAATGTAGTTGTTAATGTATTAGAAGAGTTAAGAGTAAAAGGGCATAATAGGCACGATGCTGTTAACTCACTCAAACCTCTGATTACCGATAGGATGATACAGATTAATGAGAAGGGTGTTACTCCTTACATGACTTACAATACAACTAATTATATGGTCTTTACTAACTATAAAGATGCATTACCGTTAGATACTGATGATCGTAGGTGGTGGATTATTTTTGTTCCGATACAATCTTTGGAGCATTTACCTCGATATGTTGGATACGAGGCAGGTGAGTATTTTGATAAGCTCTTTCATGCAGTCCGTAATCATGGAGGGGAAATAAGGAAATGGTTAATGCATCACGATATTTCTGATGAGTTTAAACGCATTAAACAAGCACCAATTACTCAGCATAAACGCTTAATGATAGCTACTGAGGATGATGCATTTGAAGGATTAACTGAGATCCGAACCATTATCAAAGAGGGTAATAAATATATCAATGAGCAA